AATAATCCTTTCATCAAGCTCGGATTTCTCGATCACAACCCGCTCTTGCTCGTCAGTCATTTCTCTGGATCTCCTTGCCGTTTCTGCTGCTGCTTGGCCTTCATGATGGCCTGGGCGATTAGTTGCGCCTGGTTGCGTCGCTTCTGCCGCTTGAGTAAAAGTTCCATCTGGGGTGGGTGGGTGAACTGAATTAGGGTATCCCCATCCATTGCACCGGCTTTAAAATAAAGCTCGGCCATCCGGGATTGGTCATCCATAAAGAGCGGGGAGCTAGAGTGCCCATCCACCTTCATCGTGACGCCATCAGGAATTTCTCCTGGCCGGAAGAAGGTCCCGCTAAAATTCCCCTCATCGTTATAGATAGGGTAAAGTCCAGGGTCGAAGTTGCGCTTATAGCGAAGGAGTAACGTGGCTAAATTCTGCAAGCACTTCTCGACCGTCATCGCTTTAACCTTAGTAGGGGAAGCCCCGACCCGCATTGCCTGGGACTGCATGTCTCTGGATCGCAAGCCCGGCTGGCTTCTGCCGAACTGCGACTCCTGCATTTCGGCGGCCTCTAGGAACATGCCGTCGATTGTCTCTAACATGTTAAAGGCGACATCGGGAAGCTCTGGCACTAACTCCTCCACCTTAGCGGTAGGGTTAGGGATCGAGGTGAAGCTGCGGGCCCGGTTCATGGCGCTTACCTTACTCTCACGCATTTGACCCAGGCCGTAACCGACCTTGGGTGGGCAGAGGATCTTTTCGAATAGGTCGTCCATTTGCACTAAGCGCTTACTCTGCCAATCTTGTAGCAGCGCCAGGCCATCGACCTGGGAGTAACCGTAATAGAATCCAGGAATAATATCGGCCTGGATCTGGCAGATGGGCGGCATCCCGCTGATCCCAATCCGGCTTAGGGGCATGTCTCCAATCACGTTAACCCCGGAAATTAAGAACCAAACCCAGTCGCCAATATCGTCATCATAGACAAAGAGGTTAGTGACCTTATAGAGGTCAGTCGCCATATAAGGGTTGTAGTGGTAACCGCCGCCTAGTCGGCTCATCACTAAGCCCTGCTCGGAGTTGCCGGATGAGATCCCGGCATAGTTCGCCACAAAAACCCGGTCGCTTTCAGTGTGTCCGATCGATTGGCTTTCCAGGCTATAAAGAACTTTTTCTCTCTCGCGCTTAGGGAGGAAGGCTAACCGTGGCTCAAGCTCTGGCCGTGTGATATAAGTCTCCCATGCAATCGCCTGCTGGAGCGCCGTCTCGTTTACGTCCTCGCGGAGCACGCCGACGCAATCCGCGGGCACTAGTCGCGCCACCAGCGCCACCCCGCCATCCGTCATCCGCTCGGGCAGAAGAGTTACAAAACTTGATCCGCAAATCAACGCTTCCTCAACTGCTGAGTATGCTAAAAGATTTATCCCTGTGTCATCCCACGCGTCGTTCATCAGTTCACTTAGAGCCTCTGCCTTGTCCAAGTGCTCTAGTTCATCCGCAGGAAAATGAGGCCAGAACGTCACGCATTCGGGAGCATATAGAAAAGATGCTAATTGCTTTATTATCGGCTTGATCTTGTTGTGGCGGGACTGCTCCACATCCCGTGAGCCGTACCTAAAGCCATGGCGGCATTTGTGATAGAAGTCAGCCCGATCCGCCGCGCTCGCCATGCAGTAGTCGCGGATCTCGTTAGCCTGTTCTTTGCGGAAGCGCTGGTCTAGCTTCATTTGTATTCCATGGGGTCGCGGGCCTGAATGGTAGTGCGAGGTCGCAAGTGTGAGGCTGAATTAATCCTTGCCCCCGCTTCCACGGTCGCCGCGAGATTGTCCGGCATGAGCTGGTTGGGATCAACTTGGGTGTGAACCGCCTGGCGCTGGGCGAGGGTCTGCTCCAGGTCCAGCCGCCCGAGAGCCGCCCCACCTGATATTTTTGCCAGGAAATCTTTCCCGTATCCCGCCACTAGCCCAGAGTCAGACTGAAATTCATTCTGGAAAGTCGCCCTGCTAACCCCGGTTGCGTTGGTGTAGTTACGCAAATTGTTGCCTTTAAAGGCGTCCTCCATAACCGCGTTGGTCTTAGTGTAGTTAGCCCGCGTCACACTCGGAGCGGTCAGGAAGACCCGGGTGCCGCGCCGCTTGCAGGTCGGACAGATCGAAATAGGGGATTCAAAGTTGCCGTGCTCAGCGCAACACCATTCTTTTTTCGCGGTGCCGGTCGCTCCTCGCATAATGACCTTATGGCTCATTTTTTATTGAACTCGCTCAATGCGTCCTGGAGGGCCTCTTCCCGCTCCGCGGCTTGGTCACGGTGATCTCTGACCCATTGGAACATTCGCAAGGAGACTAAATCATCGGCGCTCGCCCCTTTCAAGAGGAGCTCTCGCTCCCGCAAGCCTTTTAGCATCGTGTGCTCGCTGTCGGCCATGTCGTAACGGATGGAGTCGATGTAGGTCATTAAGGCCACCCCCATCGACATAATCAGGTCCTCGTGGCGGCCTTCGCTCGACTCGATATAACCGTCCGGGGTGCGCAGCATCATCGTCATCTCGTTAAGCAGGTCTCGACTCCGCACCACCAGTGAGCCATTCTCAAACATTGATTTAATCAAATGGAGGAACTGATCTTTGTTCTGGCTATTAGTGTGCCAGTGCTTGGCCGAGTAGGCGGGAGTAAGGGAATCCACGCGCTTGTAGGAGTAAGCCCGCATGGCTTCAAAGTGCTTACCGAGCTTATCCATTACTCCCCCCAGATCCTGCTGGATCGACTCAATCTCATTAATGACCGCAGCCCCACCTCCCTGTATTTCGGTGTTCCACATGACATTATCGAAGTCATCGTTGATGTGGTAGGCCGCAAACAGGTAGAGGACTGCATAGGCAAGTTGCTTAGTGGAGATGCCGCGCATCGCGAACTCGGCAACCTGCTCAACACCATCAGCGTAGCAGCGCAGGACCTGGATAGAAGAGTAATCACTTTTCTCACTCATCCCGTAGGCTGGGTCGACGCCGATGCTATATTGCACTCCCTCCCCTCCCCTGGGCGCATCCCAGATAGTGAGATGATAGTAACCGCTTCGGGATGGGTCGAGTTCACTAAACTCGGTTTCCAGGAGGTTTTTCCCAAACTTTAACCGGAAGTGCCGGGGTTGGTGACTGTAGGCCGGGCTTTCTAACTCGATCGTCTTCTGGCGCAAACTTTCCGCGCTAAAGAACATGTTCCCACCATACTGGAAAGCGTGCTCATCTAGCGGCGGGTACTCCTGGTAAAGGGCCTCCAGGTTATCATAGAACTCCTCGGCGAGCTTATGCCGCCACCAGGCGATCTGCTCTGGGGTAATATCAAAGTCATAGCGCCGCTTAACCTCCGATACCCACACCTCTTCTTCCTCGTTTAATTGCCCATCCCAGTACTTGCGGAAAATCCCTAGCTCGTCATCCTTTTCCACCCGATACCAGTCATGCCGCCACCAGCCGATAAAAATAAAACGGGCCGTGGTTGCGCTCTTAGACTTCAAGCACATCTTCCTGAAGAGATTGAATCCATGAGCAGTACTTTCAAAGATGTAAAGCCGGTTACTATATTCCTGATCCAGGGCGCTCATCAAAGAGAGGAGACCATCCTCGTCATTCCAGAAACCCACTTCCGAACCATGGAAGAGGTTGAGGCCGATACTTCTAAAGAGCGTCCCTTTTTCACGTTTATTGGCGTTTTCGAAATGGAGCCTCGACCCATTGAGGAAAGCGATCATCTCTCGCCGTTCGTCGTCCAGGGGTACAAAGAAGTCGGTATCTGTTGGGTCGAGTGAGTGAATCATCCGGCGAATCAGGTAATTCATCGCCATGCGCTTATCGTTGTCATCGATCGCGAAGCCACCGGTAATCCCAGCAAAGCGCATCATCCAGTACATCAAAAAGGCAAGGATGATCGTGGTCGTCCCCGACTGGCGGCATTTAAGAACCACGAACTGATGCACCCCGGCGTCCAGGCCCTTAATGATTTCCTCGATCAGGTAGCGCTGGGTGGCGATCGGGGAGAGCGGGCAATTTCCGTAGCGCTTAGAAGGGATCTCAATCTTCGAGCAGAGGTTAAAAAAGGCGCTCGGAATGATGGAGCGGACTGGCTGGATCAGCGGCATGCGATGCTATAATGCCTTCTATGCCTAACATCGAGCAAGTGATTTTAAACCATCTTCCCCAGACAACGCTACCTGGAGAGCTGAATCCGCTAGAGACTAAGGCTTACGAGCTGGCGATACTATATCCCCGCCAGCGGGGGATTCTGCCGCCGTTCCTGACGGCGAACAATCTGACCGAAGCCGAGCTCGTCGCCACAATAAAATGGGCGGTAGCCCAGGGAGATCACACCTTAATCGCCGCAGCTGCTCACTGGTTGGCTCTAAGCGATGCCCAGAAAGTAAGCCTAAAAGGGCGACTAGAGAAAGATTTCCCCGAGCCCCAGTGGTGGAAGCCCTAGTTGAGATTAATCCTCCCGCCATTGGGTCCCGGCATCCCGCCAGCTGGTTGCACCCGAGGCTGATTCGCCATCATGGAGCGCTGCAAGTTCATCTGGAAAGAGATCTTTACCATGGTGTCCTGGCGCAAGGCGGCCTCATGGACTAGCCACTTAGTGGCGCTAACTAACCCAGCGCCAACGCCAAAAATCTCATCATGCTTAGAATAAAGCATCACGGCGGCGAGCAAGTCTTTATTTTTAACCATCTCTTCAAAGAGAGGGAAGGACGCAAATGCCCTTAAGGGAGTTTTCTTGCCTTCATCAAAGTGGCGGCACATCTCGTTAACCACGCAGTAATTGCCCGCTTGCTCATACCAGATAGCCGTAGCCTCGTTACTGCCAAAGGTAACCCCCAGTATCGCTGCCGTTAAATCCCCGCCCGCCACCGCTAACCGAGTCGCCTCAAAAGCTTCGTGAACTTTGTTAACCGTTTCCTGTGCTTCCATTTTGATATTCTTCTATCGTGAGTTGGTGGGGCATATAACTATCTGGCACCCCGAAATTTAAATCAGTCCGCGGCCCGCAGTGCTCCAGGGCCGCCTTATCCCAAGCCTCTGCGGCCTCCAGGGCCGTTTCGTAGGTGCCCAGGTTAAGCCGCACCCCTTCCAAGTAAAGCTCCGCCCGGAAGCCCGAGCCGTTCTTAGTGACCCCACGGAAACCCGTCGCCCCGGTTTTGCGGGTCATGCGGGGAGCCCAGTGCCGATGCTGAAAGGGACGCTTACTCATTCTTTCCACCAATCCGCTCGCTCTGGCTCATCAAGAGTCGAATCCATCCAGTGGGTGCTTTTACCCAGGATCTCGGCATCAAGCCAAAGCCGGGAGGTCCGGGGAATAATCTCTCCATAGGGCTCAGTGAACACGCAACCGCCGTAAGACATGACACACCACACCCGTAATTCCAGGCCGTGGAACGACACCACGTCGCCCTTACTAAGATCAGCGAATTTCTCAAACCATTGCTCTGGCGTCATTTGTAATAGATTGCCCGGTTGAGTTGAATTTGCGGCCCGTCAGTTTCCCAGGGGTCTGGACTAGGCAGGGAGAGGTAGGTGTCGCCTTCCAGGTTCCTCCACACACAGCCACTTAAAAGAACGACAAGTAAGCACCAAGACCTCATATCCCATCCCCATCCTCGACCGGAGCCCTTACTTCTTCCGGCTTAGTGAGTAACCCGTGGCTAGCTAGATAGCTCGCGTAAGCAATCCTTAGGACACAGAACTCCCCATCAATCTGGAAAACCCCATAGAGTCCACCATCACTAGTCACATACTGAAGCTTTGCCGGATCATTCCCATAGGCCTGCCAGACCGCGCCCGCCTTAGAGTTAAGCACAAGCAACTTCCAGATCCCTCCTTCTACTAACAGCCTCCCTTTAGGCGGCACGTAGCTAATAGAAACACACTGATTATTATGGAATACCTCCGTAATCAGAAGTCCGTTAGCTAACATCCACTGCATGGCCGAGTGGTTAACTTGTCCGGAGCCCCCGAAGCGCTTACAGCTAACCGCATAGGTATCCCCCAAGTCCGCGTGAGCATTAAGGCTTAAGAGTAACAGGCAGATAAAAACCTTCATACCCGGCTCTCCAGTAGCTGAATCGCCGCCAATACCGCCCACTGCCCATACTCGGCGGCCAGCTTCTCGGGGTCCGCCCCGCACATTAACATGGAGGCTAGTAACTCTATGCGTTCCATTTCTTCAGATGCTTCACGCGTTTCTTCTTCGGTATCGAAAGGCTCGGTTGTCTTCCAGCGGTCATAGTCGCCGCTCGGGAAATTGTCATAACGATAGCTCATACTAGTCTCTTACCTTTCTTCTTTAGCTCTCTCTCCACATACTTCTTTGCTTCCTCTAAGGACTTGGCCTCCTTATGCAAAATCACCCGCCCGCCCCAGTTATGCCACACACTGAAGTGGTGGGGCTTCTCCTGGCGGATCTCCCAGTCGCGGGCCACCCACACGTCCGCACTCAACATAAAGTCCTCTTGCAAGTCCCATCTCATTGGTGCTTCACTCCTACTCTAGGTGCTATCCTCTTGTCAAGGGGCTAAAGCTACTTCACCCTCCACACCGTAAAAGACCCATCCTCCTGGCGGCGGCTCTTAGTCTTCTGCCCCAGCCGCCTGGCCACTATCCCAAGAGTCTCCTTCTCGTTGCGGGTTAAACCCTCCACCCGGTCGTCCAGCATCCAGGAGTAAACAAACTTGTACTTCGACAAACTTTTGTGACCTACCGGCGCTGGGACTCCAGTCAAGACTTCAAACATTTAAAAAGCTAATCATTGGTTGAATAAGCTGTCAAGGTGCTAAAGTTTCAGGGGGAGAACGAGGTGAGGCTTCGCCGCGGAGCGGCGCTGAGGCCCGCCGAATTGTGCTGGTTTGTGCCTTGAACATGTGTTCAGAGGGTCGACCCCACCCCTCCACACACGCGATCACTACATTACACGGTCCACCTAGGATAACATCATACAACCAGGCTAATGTATAATTGAAGACGTTGATTCTGAACGACTTACGCATGATGAACGATTGTGTGCTGATTAGTAAGCGATGTTCCGTTTAAAGATTTAGCTTGCAATTAGCTTCAAACATACCCTAATACCCGGTAAGAAAGACGCCGTGTGTCAAACTCAACCAGCTAAATGACAACGTTCCGTGACAGGCTCCGAAATGATTGTCCAGCGTGGAAAACCGATTACGCGCGCCTAATGCGCAAGAACCCAACGCAAAGCGAAGCTGCTTTGTGGCCTTATCTGCGACGCAAGCGTATGTATGGGTTAGTGTTTCGTCGACAGGTCGTACTTCGAGGCTATATCGCCGACTTCTACGCTTCAGCGGCTAATCTCGCCATTGAGTTAGATGGTTCGCGTCACGATTATTCGAGTAACGGGGAGCGTGATGCTAATTTGCTCGCTATCGGCATTCACACGCTTCGCTTCCCGAGTTCTTCAGTCTTCTCGCATTCTGGTATAAAAGCGATACGCTCTCGGATATGGGAGTACCTCGTCGCGCAAAAGTACCGATAGAACAGCGTCCGCCTCCAAAACGCCGCGCAAACCTCGAATATGGCGATTCTGGGCGCTTTCAGTACCCGGTTGAAGATATCGTCCTGATGGTGCGCTTTATTCGCGGCTGGGCCTTGGAAGGCAAGCGCAATAAGTCGCCTATCTCCGGAGGGCTGGTGCGGCTTGCTAAGGCCATCCTGGGCCTTTCTAGCACCAAAGACGGGAAATGGTACTTACCTCGCGGCTACGGCATCCGGCTCTTCCTAGCGGGG